TTGTACTATCTGCTACCCAGAATACTGGTACAGATGGAACAGTAATCCTAGGGACTGCTGTTGATGACAACGAGTGGGTTGCAGCGTTTGATATCGACGGTGCAGCAGATGGTGCATATGCACCATCAGCCACTCCTGCCGGTGACGTTGTAATTGCTACAGCAGACACACTAGACCTCACATTTGCAGGAGGTGGTGCATCATTCACCGCTGGTAAACTTCGAGTTTACGCAATGCTTATGGATGTCAGTGATCAAGGTGACTCTGCTCCTACGGACGTAGATCGTGACCTGCTAGCATAAATAAATTGGGGCTGGCTCACGCTGGCCCCTTTTACCGCTGCAAAGGGTAAACTATGGCTTCCACTTATTTAACATTATGTAATCTGGTCATCCGAAGACTTAACGAAGTTGAGTTAACGGCCAGTGATTTTGCTACTGCAACAGGTGTCCAGGCATTAGTTAAAGATGCTGTGAAATCTTCTGTAGCCCGTATAAACCAAATGGAATTTGAATGGCCGTTTAACGCCGCTGAAGAAACTGACACTTTAATCGTTGGGCAAGAAGAATATGTTTGGCCTTCGTTTTTAAAAGCAGTTGATTGGAATACGTTTCAGATACAAGCTAGTACAAGCTTAGGATCAAGTTTTAGCACACTTACATTTATTGAGCGAGATACTTGGTATAAGACGCATAGAGATGCAGACGATACATCAGGAACCGCCGGTAGGTCTATTCCGCAATTTGTATTTCCAGCGCACGGATCAGGGTATGGTGTAAGCCCCTCGCCTAATAAAACTTACTCATTAAAGTTCCGTTACTTTTTAAATTTTACTGACATTACGAACCACGACGATGTCACCCGCATTCCCGAAAGCTACGACAGCGTTTTAATCGATGGTGCTGTATATTACATGTACCTGTTCAAGGACAATTTAGAGGCTGCCCAACTCGCCAACATTGCTTTTGAAAAAGGCGTTAAAAACCTACAAAGCTTATACATAAACACTTATCAAATGGTGACAGACACACGGATATCTTTTTAAATGGCTGACGATATTCAGTCTTACAAGCTTATCTGTGGCGGCGGCTTAAACTCCAACGAAAATCATTTGGATTTATCTGATAATAAGCCTGGGTCTGCCACTCGCTTAATAAACTATGAGCCGTCATTATTTGGCGGCTATCGTCGTATTGAAGGCTTTGATAAATACGACACAACTTATGGTGAAGTGACAGTCGCTGGCTCAACAACTGCTGCTGGCCCTGTTCTGGGAATTGCTATTTTTAAAAATGATGCCACTGGCTCAAACACAATCATAGCGATCCGTAAAAACTCAGGCGATGCCAACTACTGTTTCTACTACTACACTGCTGGAGTTGGTTGGAGAAAATACACTTTAACACACTCTGTCACCAGGCCGATGTCATTAAACAGTCTGACTGTTAAAAAGATCAGAAGTGTTCAGTTTAACTTTGGTTCAGGTAATCACATCTGCTTTGTAGACGGCGTTAACCCAGCAATCATTTTCAACGGGACAAATTGGAAAGAAGTAAAATCGTCACATAATGGCGGGTACGATGCCAACAACAATACAGCCGGTGGAAACCAAGCATTAAACGCTCCTGCAGTCGTAGATGTTTTTGAAAACCATTTATTCTTCAGTGGACATGAGTCTACCCGAGGCGTAATTGCACACAGCAAAGCTAAAGATGCGTATACGTGGACAAGTGCTGCTGGGGCTGGCCAAATACCTGCTGGTTTTGATGTCGTCCAGATAAAGCCTTTTCGAGACAATCTATTCGTCTTTGGGACAAATGGCATCAAGAAGATCACGGTTTCTGGTACTGATTTCGTTTTAGATAATGTGACCTCAAACGTCGGCTGCATTGCCCGTGACAGTGTTCAGGAAATTGCTGGTGATCTCATATTTCTTGCACCTGATGGTCTGAGGCCTGTGGCTGGTACGAGCCGAATTGGGGATATTGAGCTTGAAACCGTCAGCAAGTCTATTCAATCTACCTTGCTTGATATTATTCAAAACGAAGATCTCACCACCCTTGATGGTGTAGTAGTTCGTTCAAAATCACAGGTCCGTTACTTTGTCACTAGCCTCGATGGGGATGGTGCGGTTGTCCCTCAAGCCGAGAGCCGAGGCATTGTAGGAGGTCTTACCGACAGTGCAGGTGCTATCACCTGGGAGTTTGGTGAAACTGAAGGGATACGGACGTCATGTACTACGTCTGATTATGTAGGAACGTCAGAGGTAATTCTGCATGGAGACCATGATGGCGTGATCTACCAAGAAGAAAAGGGCAATAGTTTTGCTGGCGCAGACATAATAGCGGTCTATGCTACCCCGTTTTTAGATTTTGGTGAGACAGAGCAACGCAAGATTATGCGCAAGGCCAACGCATTCATTCGAGCAGAGGGGCCGTTTGAGATGTTCCTGGCGCTTGAGTTTGATTGGGGTGACCAAACGATTTCTGTTCCTAATACATACAGCCTTGCTTCAGCTGGTGCGCCCACAACTTATCGAGGTCGTGGTGTTAAATATAACAGTACAAACATTGTGTACGGCGGTCCAGGCAAGCCTGTGATGCAATATTCAATTCAAGGATCTGGTTTTGCAACAAGAGCAACTTTTGTGACAATCGGGCAGACAGATCCACATAGTATTCAAGGCTTAGTTTTCGAATTTACAGCCGCAGGGAGAAGATAAAAAATGGCAGGATATACAAGGCAATCTGCGGCATCGATAGTTAACGGCTCTGCCATAACTGCCCCGCCTTTAAATGCAGAATTTAACCAGGTCTTAGCAGCACTTGCATCAAGCACAGGTCACAAGCACGATGGCACAAGCGCAGAAGGCGGATATGTTCCTCTGATTGCCGACGCTGATGCTAAAAACAAAATAGTAGCGGATCAGACCAACAACCGTTTCGGCGTCTTTGTGGAGGTCAGTACAAACCCAGTGGAACAAGTCAGGTTCTCTGATGGGTTGGTTGTTCCTGTTACGACAAACGACATTGATCTTGGTGCTTCTAACTTAGAATTTAAAGATCTCTTCCTCGACGGTACGGCGCACATTGATACATTAGACGTTGACCTAAATGGTGCTGTAGCTGGCACATTTACCGTAACTGGTGTGACCGCTTTAAACGGTGGCCTGACGATGGATAGCAACAAATTCACCGTTGCAAATACTAGCGGAAACGTAGCCACTGCAGGAACGCTTACTGTCACGGGAGCTACGGCCTTAAACGGCGGCCTAGCGATGGACACCAACAAGTTCACCGTAGCGAATACAAGTGGTGACGTAGCAACTGCTGGTACGCTTGCTGTTACTGGCACAAGTGCCTTCACAGGCGCTGTAACGGCTGATGGTGGCGTAAGTATTGATAACATCACCATCGATGGCACAGAGATTGATCTAAGCTCTGGTGACCTTACCGTGGACGTTGCTGGTGACATATATTTAAATGCAGACGGTGCTAATATTGTGCTGCAAGACGGTAGTGCAACCTTCGGCTCTTTGAACAATAGCGGCGGGAACCTAATCATTAAATCAGGCACTACGACTGCAGCCACTTTCGCTGCAGCTAACGTAGACTTTGCTGGCACAGTTGATGTTACTGGCGCATTCACTGCCGATAGCACTGTGGCAGTTGCTGGAGTTCTTTCTCCTGCCACACATGTGGATATGCCAGACAATGCCATTATTAAGGTCGGAACTGGTGATGATCTAGAGATCAAGCATGACGGCACAAACTCATTTATTGCAAATAAAACTGGCATTCTAAAGGTTGCTACAGAGACTTCAGGTATTGCCGTCACAATCGGCCACACAACCTCTGAAACTACAATTGGTGATAACCTCACAATTACTGGCAATCTAACAGTCGGCGGCACTCAGACAGTCGTAGATACTGTGACAATGAACGCTGAGAATGCAATCGTATTTGAAGGTGCAACGCCTGACGACCACGAAACAATATTAACTATTGTTGACCCAACTGCTGACCGCACGATTAACCTTCCAAACCAATCTGGGACAATTCCTGTTCTAGCAGCAGCAAGTAATGACCAGGTCACTTCAACTCCAACAGAGTTGTCTATCCTTGATGGAAATACGGCTGCTGCGACAGTTACGTTAGCTGATGCAGATAGAGTTGTGGTCAACGATGCGGGGGTAATGAAGCAGGTCGCTATGACGGCCTTCGAAACTTACATGGAAACGTCATTAGATACTCTGGCAAACGTGACAACAGTTGGTGCGCTTAATGCGGGGTCCAT